CACCATTCCTCATCTTCTTCGGCGCATTCGCACGCTGCTTCGCAGTGCGAGAAACAGCCTTGACGGCAGCGACTGTGGCCGCAACAGCAGCCTTCGTCGTCTTCGTGTCCCAAGGATTTGAGCGTTTCTTCATTTCCACAACTTTGTCCCGTTCTACCTCAGCCTTAGGAACAAATCCAATTGTAATCGGATTACGTTTGTGTGCGGGGGGAGCTTTATACGATGGACGGTGCCTTCGATCAAGCTCAATTGAGTTAAGAGTTGAGTTTACTTCGTTGCCAAGCAAATTGCCAAGCAATGATATCTTCCCAAAATAACCTGCTCTAGTCGGTAAATCTCTGTTTGTGTAACGGCCAAAGTATTGGGCCGTCGCGAAAGAATCTAACACTTGTACGGAATCACGTACCATCAGGCTGTGCCCAAATTGAAAACCACCCAACAACCACATGAGAAGAAACACCATGGTCCACAACCAGCACAAGCCAAAGCTCACGCACGGTGGCGGGGGTCGGGGGGGGCAAACTTTCGGGGCTTGTGTGTGAAGGCCCAAGCGTCGACACAGGTTCTCACAAAGAGGGTCGGTCGCCAAATTCGCAAGTGCAAACTCTTTCGAGCATATCAACTTGCTAGTATCGGTTTCCAAGCCCAACATCATGTTCTGGAAATAATTGATCGAGTAGGCATACTGAGGTTTTAACTTAGCCACCACACCCCTCAACTGGTCGAATATCTCGGGCACAAAGCAATATTCCAGCATCAGGGAAAAACACTGTTCCGCGAAGAAGGCTGTCTTGGATTTCTCCTTGAAGCTCAACGCGTACTGATGTTTCTCCCAATTGACAGGCACTGGAACCATGGTTGCACCATGTTTGATGAACTTGTGTGAGCAAAAGACTCTGTCAGCCATCTTGCCGATTTCAATTTCCTTGCAAGTGAAGCCATACTTCTTGAGCCAGGCGATATAATCAGCCTTATCAATTCCATGCATCCGCGCGAGGACATCATCCCCAACGGCAATCATCTTATGAAATCTCTCGAAGTACCCACCACACCGCTCTTCACAGTACATCACCTTCAAAATTACTTGCATCCGCGAATTACTCGAGATGGTAATCAGGGAACCTGAGCGGACTATGCCAGGTTCAACTTGATCCAAAATCGTGCCATCACTAAAGATGACCGCGGATTTCAACAACGTTTCGTAGCACTGATCAAAACCGAACTTAAAATACTTGTTCGGATTGAGACAAAGGTCCCAGCGCGCGTCACGATCGGCGAGGATTATCCAGAATGAGGCACTAATGTCCCAAGTAAGCTTGTCCTCGTCGGCAATTTTGTCACTCCCATCGTCAATCGAATGATAAATACGGTGGGCACCTCCGTAGAGCCAAGAGAAGCCAACTTTCGAAGGCGTCTTGTCGAAATTTTTCAGCTCAGCGGCCAGGGACGGTCCCAAAAAGAACCGATGAAACATTTGGTATTCAATGGGCATAGCCCAAATCAACCGCAACTTCCCTGTTTGGATTTTCTTGATTTTGTGTGGCTCGGGCTTCACGAATAGTCGCGTAACCGGCTTGGGAACTTCCTTGCCAGTAGCAACACACTCCATGAGTTGTTCAAACCTTTGACACACAACAGCCCTGAGCGCCTTGTCTTTCTTGATGTCGGCATTCAAACCAACATTTTGCCAAACGTACGGATACCCGGGGCTTGCTTTATCCTTACACAAATCTAAAAGTTGTTCACTCAATGCACGCAAACTCTCCCCCTTTGGAGGGGAGGAAACGGGACACGACCAACGACAATCGGAATACAACATCTCCACAACACTACGAGCTTTGCGCTGCGTTGTCAACGGCGGCGCGGGGCTGGAATTGTATGTGGAAGGAACTTGTGCAAGAAAACTTAGTTTTTCACCTCTCGCTCCAA